GTGTCGGGCCAGAAATGTCGGATACGCGAGGCGCAACGCTGAAAGTATCGGTGTAGTCAGAAGCGTTTACCGATGTAAGGCCGTCGATTACAGCTTCACTTAAAGATGACAACACTGACGTACCAGCAGATTTGGGCACGTAGACGTTGCACTGGATGACGCCGGAGTAGTAGTCCTGGGCTGCGCCTTGGTTTTGGATGGTGGAACGGTTGAAGTTGACCGTCATCAATATGTATTTCTTGTCCTTTCCAGGGGTGGTGTACTGAACGTTGTCGTAAACCATCAGCACCGTATCGTCGGCTGTGTCAACAGCGTCAGTGACTGCTTTTTCGAAGGCCGCGCGGGCATTTACGAGAGTCATGGTTTAGAGCTTGGTATAAGACCCGAACACACTGCTGCTGGATCCAGTTCTGGCAAAAATGCGGCCAGGACGTTTGTCCCCAAAGGTCTGCTGGACCAAAGAACGCATTTCACCCTGGATAAAGTTTGCCACTTTTGGAGACTCAAGGGCATAACCCGCATACTCAGCGGTGTTGCCGATGTAGACCGTGGGCTGACGCTTGAAGTTGAACTCGGGAACCTCAAAACGAGGTTTGATCCGGCTTTGTGCTGGCTTTTTATCGGTGTGAACCCATTGGTTACCGATGCTGCTCCAAGTAGTTTCCCCGCCTGGCTGGCGGGTTTCGTAAATCTTCGACCATGGAGCGTGATCTTCGCGCTTGTCTTCAGCGCGAACCTTTTGAGTCGATGCTTTCCAGCTTGAGGCAAAGAAACCTGTATCGACTGGGCTGTTTTCTTCTGTGCCTAAACCTTCAATGGTCAGCTTAATCAGGGCGTTGTAGTCGTCGTTTATCTGACGTTCCAGGTCGGTTACGATCTGGCCAAGACCTTTTTTCTTAGCCATCAGAACCTCACCTGAATAGTGAAAAAGTATTCCTGATCGCCTTTGAAGGTGCGGATGTCTGTGATTTGGGCAATGCGGTTAGAGCCCGCGTACTTAAGAGTGATGGTGTCTTCAAACGTGGGCTGGTTGTCCCCGATTAAATCAGGAGTGATATAGAGCTTGGCTTTGCGTTCTTCGCGGCCTTCCTCTTCTTCGGAATCAACAAACTCGATGGGGGCATCGAACGAGTAAGCCGTATCGGTTGTGGTCAGCGCTCCGGTGCTGGTGTTGTAGGTCGGAGATGCTTTGCGGGTGTACGTAATCGTGTGATCAAACGACTTGCCCAGGTCGGCAACAACCGACTTGGCAACGCTCTTGAACAGACTGTCGAGTGCGCCTGCCATCTCAACCCCTCACAGTACGGATCTGATAGCTCCCACTACCGCCAGAGCAGTAAGCACCAAGGTAAGACTGCAACCAAGGATAAACATCAAACACGTTATTAACTGTTCCCGTAGCTTGGCTCGAAGTGTTGTACTCGACCTCCATCTCGCCGAGCTTGACGGACTTGTATAACCCCGTGTCGCCTGTCGTTCCAGTGATCGAGTCCGTGTCGTTCGCCAACGCTCTAGCCAGCTCATACGTCGCATATTTAATGTCATTCGGAATCGCAGAGCAGGTCAACTCGACGCGATCCACGTGATAGTTGTTGCGAGGCCAGTTCAGTGCTTGGCTCGTATCACAACGATCACCGTAAAAAATCAACGTGTCGATCCAGCGCGTAGCTGAGATCAATGCACGGTTTTTCTTGTCGTCAGTCTTGTTGTCCCACTGTGTACTGCTTGGGACGGTCTCAAAATATGCGTCGGCTTCTGCCAGCGTTACATAGCTGTTGGCTGTCGCACTCTTCAGTGTGGCGTTGATCGTGGCAGCCATAGCGCAAGAAAAAGGTGGCCCCACCTAATGGTAGGGCCTTTGCTCTGATCAGGATCAGATGGTGGAGGTATCCAGTGAGCTGTTGACGGTGAGCTGAACCATGGGGATCAGGTCGATGTCGTAGGTAGCAGCCCAGTTACCAGCAGTTGCCAAAGCAGTGTTGGTGGGGTTGTCACCAGCGTTGCTCCACTTGGTGCCCATCACGTGATAAGCGGTGTGGTAGTCAACGGAGATCACGTCCTGCTTGGACATGATGTTGCGCTCAGCTTCAATCCGAAGATCTTGCTGGACACCTTCAAGGATGGTGCCGGACTTCACCAGGTAGCAGTAGAACTCACGCTGGTGGCCAGAAGTGCCAGGCGCAACGGTGTTGACCTGAGAGTCAACAATGACCTTCATGCCAGCAAATTCGCCAACCTCACGAGCGCCGACGCCAACGCCACCACCACCCCAAGTCACCGCGCCAGAAGCGGCCAGTGCAGAAGTGGAGAAGGTCAGCATTCCTACCTGATACAGGTAGTAAGCGACAGAGGGGTGGACGATCAGGGTGTCCAGCTCTTCGCCACGCTCACCCAGCTTGGAACGGGCTTCAGCAACAGTTGCAGCGGTCAGGAAATTAGCCTCTGCAGCACCGGAAGCAGCAGCAACACCTTTGTCCAGTGCATTACCGGACAGGGCAGTGCCGAACAGACCAGCAAGATGGGAGAACAGACGTGCGCTCTTCTTCTTGTTGATCGCGTCAGCAAGCTGATTGCGGATGTGAAGCATTGGATCTTCACCAGCAGCCAGAACTGCAATGTCATCTACCGCGTATGCGAATGCACGGTGGCAGATGGTTGCGATCTGAGTGCCGGTTCCGATCTTTTGAGGAGTCAGGTAACCAGCGCCACTGGTGCCCCAAGTAGCAGTACCGTCGATGATCTCCTCAGTGGGAGACACCGGGTTGAACTCAGGAACTTGAATGCGAGTACCGCCCTCTCGTGCGTCGAGAATGGCGTTACGGACAATAGCGCCAGACTTGATAAACAAGCTGCGCTCTTTGATTGCCTCAGACACGTAAGTGCTGAGATTATTCCTTTTTACAATGTCCGCGAGAAGGACACCGCCGGAATAATTCTGAAATGGAGCGGCCATTTCTTATTCGGATAGTGGTTTACAGATTCAAGTCACAGACTCGAAGTGGTGTCCCACGGGGACTATTTACCGGCCTCTCGCTTGAGCACTGCTGCAAGGTCAGGATCGGTAACTTCCAAGGCCATTTGCTTGGTTAAGTTAATACTACCTTCTGCCCACGGATTAGCGATACCTGCAGCGCCAGCAGTTCCTGTAGTTGGCTTAGCACCCATGCCAGCTTGTGCGCTGGGCTTGAAGTGATGCTCATAGCCAGAACCAGGGTTCTTTAGCTTGGCGAGATAGACATTGAGATCTTCCTCAACGCCACCATTCAGTACCTTGACGCTGCCATCTTCAGCCTTCTTCAGGTTGCCCTGGACAAGCTGCAGCATCTGAGCAGCGTTAATTGCTCCAGACTCGCTGATAGCTGATAACGCAGACGTTTTCATTGCTGCGGTTTCGTTTGAAGTCCGAAGATCCGACAGCTTTTGCTCTAGCTCAGCAATTTGCTGGTCTTTGGTCTGAGCAGTCTTGTTGGCTTCTTCCCAAAGATCCTTCCACTGACCTTGATCTTCAAGGGTTTTACGGCGTTGCTCGTCTTGTTTTTTGTAAACGTCGTCAAGCTTGCCTTTGATGCCTTGGAACTTTTCCTCGGCTTCGCTAGCGCGTTTCTGCAACGCTTGAATTTGCTGCTCGTAAGCAGAAACATCGACAGCGGGAGTTTCAGTCGCAGCCACGGGCTGTTCAGAAGCCGCCACGGGCGTCTCCTGGATGACTTGTTCTTCCATTATTAGAAGTGAAGTTACTCTTCTACCTTACTGTCCTTTGCTTTTTTAGCGGCAGGCTTCTTTGCTGCCGGTTTTTCCTCTTTTTTAGGAGGATTGATCTCTTCAAAACGAAGTCCCATGATAAATAGGCGTTTGTAGAAGTCTAAACCGTGCCCCCCAGCTCATCCACGTTCGCTGGAGAAAGGTTTAGCCAGGCGCTTCCGTTATAGCCTTCAAAGCGATTTTCAGTGGTGTTGTATCGAATAGCGCCCGTTGCTGGTGATGCAGGGCGCTGAGCGGTAGTGCCGACAGCCACAAACGCATCTGAACCCGCAGCACCTGTAGCTCCACGAGGGATAGAGATGTCGAAGACTGCAGCAGCAGATGTGCCGCTGTTTGTCACTGAAGCGGTAGAACCTGGCGTCCCTGTGGTGACCGTGCCAATAGCAATAGTTGCAGCTGCACCATCGGCTCCTGCTGCGCCGGTGGCGCCCGTTAAGCCTGTATCACCCTGTGGACCCTGTGCGCCAGTCGCGCCTTGCGGTCCTTGTGCTCCTGTTGCACCATCGGCACCATCAGCGCCGTCAGCACCTGCTGGACCCTGAGGGCCAGTAGCGCCTGTTGCTCCAGTTGCCCCCGTCGCACCTGTTGGCCCTGCTGGGCCTTGTTCGCCTTGTGGGCCTTGTGGGCCTTGAGCACCTTGGGCTCCTGAACCAGCAGCAAGCGTGCCGTTGGCATTAACTGCAGTTCTTGGTGCAGTGGTTCGTGGAGTTCCGGTTTCGTCTGCCGTGCCAATAGCAACAGGCTGTCCTGCCCAACCGGTTTCAGTTTTTGGTCCGTATAAACGCTTGGTTAAAACGTCGATATAAAAGTCACCATTGGTCCCCTGCTCCCCTGGAGGGCCAAGGCCCGAATGCATACTGTTGATCTCACCAACTTTTTTGGCGAGCTTTACCAGAACAGCTACTTGAGCAAGGGTGAGGCCGCTTTGATCTGCCATCGTTTTATTGCATTAAAGCGTTGATCAGAAGATTGATCTGATCTTCCGATGGACCTTGCTCAACTGGCGCGGGAGCAGGCTCAGGCTCTTGAGTGGGTTGTTCTGCAGCACTTGGCAAAATCTCGCCTTGCACCAGCATGTCGCGGAACTCTTCGCGATCAATCACGTTGTCCTCAAACAGCTGAGCCATCGCTGCAATGTCTTGGCCAATCAAACGCTGCAGGTCGAAGTCACGGCTGATCTTCACCTCAGGCGGCTCGATACCCAGATAGTCACCAGCAAGGTTGTAAGCCTTTTGCAGGCCAGACTCCAAGTCCATCGACACCATCGACAACATCGAGTTGGTGTCAATTCGATCCAGACGCCGGGCGTCAGCGGATTCAGCAACAAACTTTTGCTGGCTCAGCGTGCTGATGCCGAGTGTCGCCATCTGTTGCTGCAACTCTTGGATCTCAGCCGATTGCGCTTCAAACGCGCTTGCCGCAGGCTCCACGTAATAGACCTTGTTACCCGGCTGGGTCGCCATCGCGTAATTAACGCTGATCGCCATGTCCTTCGTTTGGTCGTCCCACCCTTCA